AAGCCCTTTTCGACAGAATCCTATAGATTCCGATTGCGAGATGTCAACACTGGAGATCAGATTGGCAATGAAATGAATTATGATCAGTTTCGCTCTAAATGTGTGAGAGTGTATGAAGAACGTGCTCGTAGTTCTGCCAATTTGACTCAAGTTCTTGCGGATCATGCCAGGGAGGAGTTCAGAGTGCAGATTGCTCAGGACCTTCGTGATAAGTTGTCGACGAATGGTGCGGAAATTAGTCTTAACCCAAATTGTTGTGAGGTTTTTGAGAGGTTCACTTTGAATCAAATTGACACCTTTTTGAGACAAGGCCATGAGGAAATGCGAGACATGTTCTTGACGGAAGTTAATGACATGTTCGATGAGATGAAAGGTCTGCAGGAGTTCCATACGATTAGTGCACTAGATGCGCTTGATCAGGCAGAATTGATGACTATTTGGAAGGAACAAATTCAGCAAATGGGACATTCCTATGGTCATTGGATGGTTGCTGATGCTGTGGAAATCATGAGAGGTAAATTCCAACGCACTACTTATGCTGGAATTGGACATCTATTTCGATGCTTGCCCATGCCAGACCAATACAACCATCTGCATCTTTTCATCGACAACATTAGAATACCGATGACAGAAAATCGAGTAGTTGCTGAAATTCTCGAGCGTGCTGATGTGGATTCGCGACCTTTATGGAGAAAATGGCTTGATGCGGGCAAAGATCTGATACTAAAACATCCGTGGTACACAGCCATTGTGGCAGTGCTTGCATTGATTGGTGTCAAGTTTTGGTGGGACATGCGTTCAAGCAATCTCGAAGTCTCGTTCAACTCAACCCCTCCATTGGATTATCATCACAAAGGTTTGAAGCTAGGTGAGAGGGTTCAACATGCTCATGAGTGTGAGATTTGCACCAAGGTGTTTCTACATACTCACACTATTCGTTCGTACCACGAGTCTCTTAAGTATGAACATATGTGTGATAAGTGTAGAGTTTGGGTGTCCCTGGAGGTCTATGATCGTGCTGATGAAGTACTGAAACGAGATGCCAAAGAAGCAATTCGCTTGGCACTTGGTTGGCAGGATATTTCTGTACCTGTGTCCGAGGGGAGCAGTTCCGGTGATGCTAAGACCAACAAGAAGGGACAGAGTCGAACACAGCTTGGTTCTTCAGGTGATGCCAAAACAACCAAGAAGGGCCAAACTCGATCTCAGCTGGAC